TAGTAGTCGCCAATCAGTGTGTTGATAACCGCGTTTGCGGTGTTAGTTGCCGCCTCGGTTGAATCCGTAAAATATACTACCTCGTCATCATTCAGGGATGGTTGCCCAAAAGAAAGTGTTTCCAGCCACGCATTATCAAATTCCCATGACAGGGTAAAATCACCCAAAAATAGGTTTTGTTCCGCTCCGGAACTATCGAAAGTTTTAACGCCAACCAAATCCATCGAAAACTCCGAACTGCCAGCGGATGAACCCTCGAGCAGCGGCGGCGAAGTCCAGTTAATGGGTATCGTATAGTTAAGCGTTTGCCCGGTGTTCGGTCGCGGCCATGCCGACAAAATGTAAGATATTCGGCTTCCGCTTCCGGTTTCCCACGATGCGTTTGAATACGACCAGTTGTAGAATTGTATCTGGTACTGCCTAAGCGCATACTTTGTCCCGACCTTTACTTTAATCTCAAAAATGAAAAGCAGTTGTTGTGCCGAACCCGTATAGTCGTCATTCGTGACTGTCAGGTTGATGTTTCCTGTCAGCCTTAGTGTGGTTTGTCCGCCGTTGGTTTCGACGGGTTGATAAATCGTTAGGGTTTTATTTGTATTGCTAATTTGCGCCCCGCCGATCAGGTTTGTGCGGTTGTTTACCTCGTGAATTATCCGGGCATGGCGCAACGGCGGAAGGTAATCGTATTGTACAAGTGTAAGCCGTGCGCCGTTTGTGGTTTGGTCTATATCGTTCGCGCCGCTTATTGTTGAATTACTGAGATACGATCCGGCTTTGCTATACCGTCTGGATTCCACATTCGTGGCCGTTCGGTAGGTAATCTGATCCACAAAGTAAGCGCCGTCAACGTGATATATCCGGCATCCAAATGTCGTACAGATATTGTGGATAACATCCCAACAAGACTTGTATTCGCGCTCTCCCTTTGTTTTAAAGTCGTAAAAAGTAGCGTGATCTACCCACGACAAATAAAGCGGGTCGTTCGCTTTGGAACTGGTCATACCACTTTCCCACCAATCCACCGACGTGATAAGCAGCGGATCTGTGCTGTTGTAGTGGCGGTCTATGTGACTAAGTTTGGTTATTGCGTTTGTAAGGTGCGTAATCAAACGCGCATCACCAAAGTACGGGTCGCCGTCATCGTTGTACGGAATATTCTTCAGCGCTGCCAGTCCGTCCGTTGCCTTGAGTGTGAACAAGTACGGGTACTGTATATCCTCATAGATAGAAATATCCGGCATAACCCGGCCGATCCATTGCCGGGTAAATCCTTCGCCCCGGGTGATGTAAACCGTAAAGCGCCCCTCCTGACTTGCTGCCAGTTCGTGAATAATATCCTCGCTTGTTTCCCCGGTAATCAATATACTAATTTCCGCCTCCGATCCAATCACCGCCGAATACCGTTCCCCGTTTTCATTTCCGTACCTTATCGAAATGCCCGGCTCCGCCAGTTCGATTTCCACAGAATCGCCCGTGTGGTCACTATCCCAAATTTCCACGTCGAAGCGCGAACCTCTGAGATTGTAAAAAGTACTATGAAAGCGTTTTGCCATTACCTAAACCTGTTACGCTGTTTTTCTGTCCGTTCAAGAAGCACCAGCAAATCATTGCCGCTGATGCGTGTTTGTAGTTCCATGCCGCCGGAAGGCTCGATAAGGTTTTTTAGTTTTGATAAGGGCGCAATTACTTCCGGGTTTGTGGATGCGCCGGGGTATTCGCCGACAAGTCCGAGGGTCGGGCCGTACACTACGCCGCCGTCGGCAAATTTAGCAGCCCCCACTACCCGCTTAAATGCAGCAGCGGCAATAACGCCAGCGCCCGCTGCGATTGGTATGGCCGCCGGGCCGAGTGCCGCAATAGCCGGCGCTTTGGCTGTATTGGCAATTATTTGGGCGACAAATTGCTGCACCAACTTACCAATAACATCTCCAATCGCTTCGACCGCTGCGTTCTTAAATGCAGCCCAGCCGTCGGTTGCGTCACCTAACCCGCTCGCAATCGCATTTGATATTCCGGTAATCGTATCACCAAGAAGGCCAAATTTATCAATACTTGTTACTACTTCATTGTCAATTACCTCAAAAAGTAGCCCTGCCTTTTGCGCAAAGTTAGTCAGCGTATCAATATTCTTTTGCACCGGGTCAACAAGCCCGGCCATACCTTCGGCGGCCTGCCTTGACTTATCCCGGATATTATCCAGCCCCTTTTCAATCTCCTTTAAACCACTTCCGCCCTCAACCGCGCCCGGCGTCTGAATAATTGGCAGCGTCGCAAAGTCTTGAAACTGCGCACGCGAACGGCGCAAGGCTTCTAAGTCTATGGGCGGTGCGGCGGTGGGTCGTGGCGCTTTTGGGGTTTTATCGTCATCCTTTGGCCGATCGCCCAATACATCGTTTAGGGTTTGATTTTCGTCAATTACCTTTTTAAGTGTTGCTATTTGTGACTCATAGGCAGCTTTGGCGTCTTTTGCGTTTTCGGTTATTTGCTTTCCGCCTTTGACAACTGTTTGTTGAGCAATAGCCACCGATCTAAATGGGCTAAGTACTGATTTCGCAGCCGCCTCTAATCCAAGTAAGCCAACCTGTATAGGCGTCAATTCCGCTTCCTCTTTCAGGTCGGCCATTGCCACCTGCAACTCTGCTATTTTATCCGTGGCCGCCTTGACCGTCGCCACGCGTATCAATTCATCACGGTAGCCCTCGAGCGCTTTTGTAAGGTTTTCGGTAGTGACCTTTGCGGCGTCAAGCCCGCCGAAATACTTTGGGCTGATTTCTTGCAGCCGCTTAATTATCCGCTCTTTATCCTCTTGCGTCGCATTTTCCTTATTGAAAGCGTCAATAAGTTGCTCAACCTGCAATACCTGTCCGGCCGCCTGTTCTTTGGCGGTCTTTTGAATATCGGCTAACAACTTTGCCTTTTGCGCCGCCTCATCACTTGCGGACGCATAGGTAGCGACGGCGGCTGCAAGAGCCAGGAACACACCAATAGCCGCGCCGATGATCGTGGTCTTTGTAGCCAAATCCAGCGCCTTAAACGCCGCAATAAGCCTGCTAACACCCGTCGCGCCGCCTGCCAGTGCGTTCCGCAATTCAAGGTTAGCGAAGCGGACAAATTGCGCCATTGCCAGTTGCGTCTGTACAAATGTAGTAGCAAGCGCACCGCCTAATCGAATAGCCGGACCGAGCGCAAGACCAAAAGCGGCGACGGCAAAAATAGCGCCTTGCGCTTCCGGCGAAAGATTAGCAAAGGCGTCTGCTACGCTTATAATAAAATTTGCAAACCTATCCAGCGCCCCTGTAATGTCAAAAGCGCGGTTAAGCGAATCGCCTATTTTAGCGGCCGCCTCTTTGACCGCTACTTGCGCGTTCTGGATCGAATTTGCAATACCGCCCGCAACCCGTGGCGCTTTGGCCAACTCCTGCGTAAGGGTCACCACCAAATCTTCAGCGCTCACATTCAACTTCCGCAACCCTTCCGCATCCGCCGTCCCGAATGCGCTGACCAGCGCCCGCGATACCGACGGCATATTTTCTTTCAGGATAATTAAATCCTCGTTCAGGATTTTCCCCTTCGATATAATCTGTGAAAGTTGCCGCGTAACACCTTCAAAGTTTTGCGCCGTACCGCCAGCGGCCGCCACCCCATTTGCAAATTGCTTGATGGTTTCCCGTGCCTGTTCAGCGGATAACCCGACGGATTGAAGGCGAAGCGAACCCTGCACCGCCTGCTCAAAATCAATCCCCGGCGCTTTGGCCACTTCTCGCAATTTCTGCAACTCATCCCGCGCTTGCGCAATACTGTATCCCGCCCCGGTCATTGTGGCCTCTAACCCCAAGCGTAAGCGCTCAAATTCCCCAGCCGCCTGCACCGCACCAGCGCCAATAGCCAACAATGGAGCAGTTACCCCCAATGTCAGCGTATTGCCGATTGACGCCATCCGATCGGACGCCTGTTGCAGCGAATTGGTCGCCTTGTTAAGTTCACGATTGAACTCACGGGTCGAAAGCCTTAGCGCTACATTTAAATCAGTTAGTGCCATCTTTTTGCCGTTTAATTTGCTCTGCTATCGCTGCGTCCATCGCTGAAAGCATCGGTGCGGCGGCGTTTATATCAATCTCTGTGAACTCAACAACTGTATCCCATGGAAGCGGCCAAAATTTCCGCATGTTTGGCACGGGCTTGAATTTTCCGGCGTTGGCTGCATAGAATGCAATCACCCGCGTAAATTCCGCTTGTGTCCTTTCCTCTGCTTTTTTGGCCTGTATTCGGGCGTGGAGAAAAGCGGGTGTAGTCCTCCAAAATTCCGATTCACTCATTCCGGCGTAAGCGGCGGCGGCTATCAGCTTTTGCCAATAGCCGCCTTGCTCTTTTTTTCGCCTTGTTCAGATTCGGGCTCATCACTCGCTGGAATACTGAACGCGTCGTTCATTATACGTGCAAACTTTTCGGCGGCTGTTGGGCTTTCTGCTACCCATGCGGCAACATCACGCGGCCGAAAGTCCACAACACCACCGCGTTCACGAATCGGAACAGCCAGCGCCGTGTACATCAAGTCCACGATCTTTACAAGGCTGTTGCCTGTTACGATGTGGTTGATGTCCTCATGTAGTGGCCGCCCGGTCGTAACCTCGTAATCGTAAGCCAGCCCCATGTCAACCTGTACGGCGCGTTCTTTGCCGCCGATAAAAAGTGTTACCTGCATATTTTGTCTGTTAAAATTAAGATGTCGTGAACTCGGTCAACGCGCCCGATCCCTGAATGGAAAAGGAGAACGTTGAATCTTCATTGTCGGGCGTGTCGGCCGAAAGTGACGTGATGAAACCAACGCCGGAATAACCCTTGTCGCCGGATACCGTGGACTGAAAAGCAAGGGTTAGTTGCGTTCCATTTTTCCAAGCGGTGTACAAAGCGCTGAAGCCTTTTGTGGCGTCAAAAGCAAGTTTGGCCTCCCCACCCATTGTCCACGATGTGCGGCCGGCCAAAAAGGCGGCGGCGTTACCCACCGTGTCTTTACAGGTGGATTCGCGCGGCTCCATCGTCATCTCGAGCGTGCTGTTGGTTTGGCATGTGACGGCCGTGCTGTCAACGTATATTTTGATCAATCGGCCGTTAACGGTTCCAGTTGTAGGCATGGCAAAAACTGTTTTTTAAATTAGAGTTGGCCGTTTCCGGCTGTTTGCTTTTGGCCTGTCGTGTCCATAATCGGGTGCGTACATTGTCCGTACAATTCCGCGTTTTTCAATTTGCATGCCGTGTCCTGCGGCACCCAAACTGCTATTCCTGCATCCAGCAATTCTTGCGCGTTGTTGAAGTCGCCAACCGCGCCCGCCGGGATGCCTTTATATTCTTTGAGAAGTTTTAGCCTCATAATGTTTTCAACCTTTGAATCAATCGCTTTTCGATAATCCTGTACGCCGTTTGTCTTGCGGCCGCCGCGCCTTTCGCCCGTATCCTTTGGGGTCGTATCCCCCTCGCCGGTGCGCCTCGGTCAACAAAGCGAAAATAATACCCATCCACTCGAGCGCCCGAAAACTTACCACGACTTCCGCCCAACTTCGGCCCTACTATTGCGCCCGGCACTTTCCTAAGGTCAAGATTCAGTATTGATCTCCGAAGATTGCCCGGGTAATATTCTGCTATTTTTTGTCCGTTTGAATACCTGTAATGCCGCCTGTTATACACTGGTGTTTTTTCGGCTATCTTTTTTGCGGTAAACTCGGCGGCTGGCTTTACGATCTTTTGTGCGTCCTTTTGAATATCCGTACTCCATCGCTCAAGCTGCTGAACAAGCGCTTTTGCCTCTTCATTGAACTTTTTAACATCTATACTTATTCCGCGCGCCATTATTTCCGCAACATGCAAATTAACTTAGTAAATCGCTTTCTACCCTCGTGTGATATATTCTCAATATCATACGCATCTCCCGCATAGAATATTCGGTCTTTTGATGTAACGTTCGCACGGTAACGAACGGTGAATATTACGGGGCGATATTCTTTTATGGTTTTTCCGTTTACATCTTCGTTTTGTCCGGTAGTACTATACTCTACGTTAGCGTACAAAGTAACGAGCGGCGACCATGCGGGTATTTGCTCGCCGTACACCGTAGTACTGTACGTTGGCGTCTGTATCTCAATGATCTGATCCAGATGCCCGATGCGTGTTTTTTTTCCGCTTAGATTATCCATCAGGCCATCGTTTTCTCATTATGCAGGATCAGATTAAACGAACGGACGCGCGGATCGTTGCTGCCTGAAATTGGCATATCCTCTCGGTTTTCGTATAAGAATGCCAGTAGCAGGCAAATAGCGGTTTTGAACGTATCCGGCACGTTTGAAGCCGTCGCGTATCCGGTAGAATATTCGATCGAAACAGCGTTCGGATAGCTTCCTGTTGTAGGCCATGCTTTGTCCGGGTTAATCCAAATACGCGGCGCTTTGCTTACAATGTCCGCCGAATAATCCGATGAAGAAACGGTTTGTTCTGTTCCGGTTTCGTCTTTGTACTTTACGGCGCCTATGCTGTTTGCCGGAAAAGAAAGTTCTATTTGATATGGCGGAAATCCGTCGAAATATTCGCGCACAGTCTGAGTCAGCAGTAATTGCCCGGTGTATTGTTCGGCCTTGCGTCGCGCCGCACTGATTAGGCTTTCGATCAGCGCGTCCTCGGCGCTATCGTCCACCTTTAACCATGCCTTAGCCTCGGATAAGGTTATCGGCTCATCGCTTGGCCCGCTTACTACTTCCCACGTCACGCTTTTCGATTTTAGGCGTTAACTTTTCCGGTGTTTCGTATTGGCTGGGTTGCGCCGGGTCGTCGGCTATCAATTCGACGACTCCGGCGTCAACCAGCCTTTGCTTATGAGAATCCTGAACAACTCCAACTTCTCCGAAATTGTAGGCGTATCCATAAGCCACGCCAGATTTTTTGAATCTGACTAATGGCATTAGGACGGATACAATTCGTCACACTTGCAGAACGAAGCGGCATTGCGGATGGCGTGGTCAAACCATGCGTTCACAATCACCTCAACCGTGGCTTCTTTGCCTTTCGTGTACGGGTTGATAAGGATGTCCACGCCACCGAATTGGCCGATCAGCAAGTCCGCCCAGTTGCCGAACACGCCGCCGTGCAGGACGCTGGTGAATCCGCCTTTTGACAGGTTTTTCGGAAGCAGGTTGGATGCGTAGGCTTGGTAGCCGTTTACGCTTGCGTTCACATTCGGGCCCTCCCAAATGAAGCCGTTGCCAGCCACGTCGCGCTTCGTCGTTTTCAGTTTGCCAGCCACTTGCGGCGTAAACAGGTAACCGAGACGACCCATGTCGGCATTGTCGGCGGCAACTTCGCTTTCAAATTTTACAACAAGTTCCCATGTCAGGTCGCCGCCGTTCGTGCCGATGGTGATATCGTTCACGCCTGCGAGGTTGAAGATACCCGTGTTGTCCGAGTTGGTGAAGCACTCTTCTTCAAGTTTGCGGAACAGCGCTTCGTTCAAGCGGTTGCGCACAAAATTTTCCATGTCGATGTTGGATTGCAGGATAACCTGCTTCGATACATCCACAAAGGCTGTGTAACGAACCGGGCGCAACTGCACTTGGTCAAACGTCGGGCTGGTTTCGTCGGCGGTTGCTACCTCCGTCTTGCGGCCAACGGCGGCGGCGGCGTCATTGCGCGGGAAATCCACGTTTCCGGTCAAACCCGTGAGATAGGTGGCTCCAAGTTGGCGAACCGTCAAACGCGGGTCAAGGAACGGGATCAGTTCGCCGATCTCGGTTTGTACGGTGAATCCGCCCGCCGTGGTCGTGCCTGCGAGCATGTCGCGCTTTTCGATTGAGCGCTGGTTGGCTACCATGAAGGCAGGCAGGGTGATAGAACCTGTGCCGTAGTCGGTGATCCCGGCTTTGCGCGCCTCCATTTTCCCGTGCTGGTCAATTTCGGCGGAAAGGCCTGTGAGGTTTTTGCCGTATGCGGCGTCCCGCACGGCGTCAAACAGGCTGAAGCGTTGCGCCATGCGCTCTTCGCTGTCGCCCCGGTTTTCGCTTTTGATGATGTTCACGGTCATCGGGTTTGTGGTTGTTGCGGTTTCCGTGCGCTGCTCCTGTCCGGTCTTGTAGGTGCTGGTAGCGAGCTCCAGCGCCTCAAATTCGGCAAAGCGGCGTTCGGCCTCTTGACTGGTTTTGAGT